ACCCAGGGCCGGATGCTGCGCATCTTCGAGCGCGGCCACGTCATGGAGGACTGCATGGTGGCGTGGCTGCGCGACGCGGGCTTCGACCTGCGCACCCGCAAGCCCGATGGTGAGCAGTTCGGCTTCTCCGATGCGCACGGTCGCCTGCGCGGCCACGTCGATGGCGTGATCGTCGGCGGGCCGGACGGTTTCCACTATCCCGCGCTGTGGGAGAACAAGTGCCTCGGCGCGAAATCGTGGCGCGAACTGGAAGCCAAGGGCCTCGCGGTCGCCAAGCCGGTGTACGCGGCGCAGGTCGCGCTCTATCAGGCGCACCTGCAACTGCGCGAGCACCCGGCGCTGTTCACCGCGATCAACGCCGACTCGATGGACATCTACGTCGAGCTGGTGCCCTTCGATGGCGCGCTCGCGCAGCGGATGACGGATCGCGCGGTCAAGGTCATCTCCGCGACCGAAGCCGGTGAGCTGCTGCCGCGCAGCTTCCACGAACCCACTCACTTCGAATGCCGGATGTGCGCATGGCAAGACCGGTGCTGGAGAACCCCATGAGCGACGACACGCAATTCATCGGCGACGTCGAACCGATGATCGACGCCAAGCAGGCCGCTGCCGCGCTGCGCTTGCCGTACTACTGGTTCGCCGACCCGCAGATGCGCAGCAAGTACAAGATTCCCCACTACCTGATGGGCGGTCTGGTGCGCTATCGCCCGTCCGAACTGTCTGCGTGGGCCGCGCGCAGCACCGCCGCGCAGGGGCGCGACGGTGACGCCGATGGCGTGGAGGCCGAATGACACTCGACTTCAACGACATCGCGCCACTGCCCGATCACAACCGCCGCACCCTCAGCGACGCCGAGCGCGAAGAGTTGCGTGCCGACCTGCTGGCACGACTCGAATCCGTTCTGTTCACCTTGTTCCCTGCGGGCAAGAAGCGTCGTGGAAAGTTCCTGATCGGCGACGTGCTGGGCAGTCCTGGCGACAGCCTCGAAGTGGTTCTCGATGGCGACAAGCAAGGGCTGTGGACGGATCGCGCCACTGGCGACGGCGGCGACATCTATGCGCTGATCGCCGCGCACCTCGGGATCGACGTGCTGCACGACTTTCCGCGCGTGCTCGACGCCGCTGCCGATCTGCTCGGACGCTCGCGTTCCGCACCGGTGCGCAAGGCCAGCAAGAAGGACGTGCCGGTCGACGAGCTCGGCCCTGCCACTGCCAAGTGGGACTACCTCGATGCTGCGGGGCATCTCGTCGCCGTCGTCTACCGCTACGACCCGCCCGGGCAGAAGAAGCAGTTCCGGCCCTGGGACGCCAAGCGGCGCAAGATGGCACCGCCCGACCCGCGCCCGCTCTACAACCAGCCGGGCATGACCAGTGCCGCGCAGGTGGTGTTGGTCGAAGGCGAAAAATGCGCGCAGGCCTTGATCGACGCGGGCTTCGTGGCCACCACGGCGATGCACGGCGCGAACGCCCCCGTCGATAAGACTGACTGGTCGCCGCTGTCCGGTAAGGCGGTGTTGATCTGGCCCGACCGTGACAAACCGGGCTGGGACTACGCGGCACAGGCGGCGCAGGCCATCCTGTCGGCGGGTGCGAAGTCCTGCCACATCCTCTATCCGCCCGAGGAGGCTGCCGAGGGCTGGGACGTGGCGGACGCCATCGCCGAGGGCTTCGATGTCGCCACCTTCCTTACCCACGGCCCGCGCTTGCAGATGCACGACGTGGCCGATGACGTCGATCCGGTGGTCAGCAGCGACGAATCCGTCTGGGGCACCGAGGACGCGCTGGCGCTGTCTTTCACCCGCCGCTACCACCGCGACTGGCGCTACGTGGCTGCGTGGGGCCGTTGGCTGGTGTGGGATGGGCAACGCTGGCGCACCGAGGACACGCTGGCCGCCACCGACCTGATCCGTAGCGTCTGCCGCCAGACCGCCGTGCGCGCCGACAACCCCAAGGTCGCCGCCAAGTTGGCCAGCGCCAGTACCGTCGGTGGTGTGGAGCGGCTGGCGCGTGCAGACCGCAGGCACGCGGCCACCACGGACGAATGGGACGCCGACCCGTGGCTGCTCAACACGCCCGGTGGCGTGGTCGATCTCAAGACCGGTCGCAAGCGCGCGAACGACCGCGCCGACCGGATGACCAAGATCACCACGGCCACGCCGGGTGGCGACTGCCCGCAGTGGATGGCATTCCTGTCTGACATCGCGGGCGGCGATGTTGATCTGCAGACCTACCTGCAGCGGATGGTCGGCTATTGCCTGACCGGCGTGACCAGCGCCCACGCGCTGTTCTTCCTGTACGGCACGGGTGCCAACGGCAAGAGCGTGTTCGCCAACGTCATCAGCACCATCCTCGGCGACTACGCCGCCACGGCGTCGATGGACACCTTCGTCGAGACGCGTGGTGACCGCCATCCGACCGATCTGGCGGGCCTGCGCGGCGCGCGCTTCGTGACGGCCATCGAAACCGAGCAGGGGCGGCGCTTGAACGAGTCCAAGGTCAAGGCCATCACGGGCGGCGACAAGATCTCCGCGCGCTTCATGCGCCAGGACTTCTTCGAGTACACGCCGCAGTTCAAGCCGGTGATCGTGGGCAACCACAAGCCCGCCATCCGCAACATCGACGAAGCGATGAAGCGGCGCATGCACATGATTCCCTTCACGGTGACGATTCCGCCCGAGCGGCGCGATAGCCGCCTGACCGAGAAGCTGCTGGCCGAGCGCGCCGGGATTCTGGCGTGGGCCGTGGCCGGGTGTCTTGCGTGGCAGCGCGAAGGCTTGAAGCCGCCCGCCAGCGTGGTGTCGGCGACCGAGGAGTATTTCGAGTCCGAGGATGCGCTGGGGCGCTGGCTCGATGAACGCTGCGTGCGTGCGCCCAACGCCAAGTCGCTGACCGCCGAACTGTTCACCGACTGGAAGCAATGGGCCGAGGCCGCCGGGGAGTTCATCGGCGCGCAACGACGCTTCTCCGATCTGCTCATCACGCGCGGGATCGAGAAGTGGCGCAACGGTATGGGCGTGCGTGGGTTCCAGGGCATTGGCCTCAAGCACCCGCAGACGCCCGCCTACACCCCCTACGCGGACAACTGATCCCCATGAAAACCACGTCGTCTGACGCAGCTGACGCATTTGCACGTAACTCTCTATACGCGTGCGCGCGTGCGCGCCTCACGGTGAGTTTCGGTATTCCGTGTCAGCTGCGTCAGACCTGCACCGGACAAGGATTGACACCATGACCACCATCCTCGCCCTCGATCTGGGCACCACCACCGGCTGGGCGCTGCGGGGCAGCGACGGCCACATCACCAGCGGTTCCGAGAGCTTTCGTTCGCAACGATTCGAAGGCGGCGGAATGCGCTTCCTGCGCTTCAAGCGCTGGCTCACCGAGATCAAGCAATCCTGCGACGGCATCGACTGCCTGCACTTCGAGGAAGTCCGTCGCCACGTCTCGACCGACGCGGCGCACGCCTACGGCGGCTTCCTCGCCACGCTCACCGCGTGGTGCGAGCACCACCAGATCCCGTACCAGGGCGTGCCCGTAGGCACGATCAAGAAGCACGCCACCGGCAAGGGCAACGCCAGCAAGGACGAGATGGTGGCGTCCGCCCGTGCCCGTGGTCATGCCCCGGCCGACGACAACGAAGCCGACGCGCTGGCTCTGCTGCACTGGGCTGTCCACCACCACGACCTTGGACAGGAGGTGTGACGTGGCCCGCAACGACTGGACGATTGAGGACGTGGCAGCACGATTCGAGGAAGCCGCCAGCACCGGACGACGCCTGCCACCGGTGCGTGTGCAGGGCTACTTCAACACCTGGCCCATCATTGTGCGCAAGGAGTGGGAAGCCTTTGCCGCCGACGAGCACGTCTACCGGCCCTTCCCACCCACGCCCGACGCCGTCGACCGGATGCTGGAGACGATGAAGTGGGTGCAGTGGCTGGAGATCGAGCAGCGCCACCTTGTGTGGATGCGCGCCAAGCGCTATGGCTGGCGAGATATCACGATTCGCTTTGCCTGCGACCGCACGACGGCATGGCGTCGTTGGCAGCGGGCACTGGAGATCGTGGCCGAGAAGCTCAACAGCGAAGGCATCCGTGCGCCTTCCAAAATCGTAGGCCAAGCAGGGTAATGCTTGCCGCGTCTGTCCTTCGTTTCCTGCGTTTGTCCCTTTTGACGCTCGCTGGGGCTGCAACAAATCACCCCGGTCGGGGGTAGTATTTCAGCTATCTTCTGGACAGAGGTGACGGTTCGGCGAGTGGCCCGAGGCAAAAGGGGTCCTTCCTTCCGAAAATCCAATGCGGGGGGCGCGAGCGCGACGCTTTTTTAGCGTCAGGGCGCGGGCAAGGTTACCAGTCGGTCAGGTTACCGGCCCCCGGTTACCACCCCAAGCGGCAGTTACCACCCCACCAGAGTCGTCATTCACCAACCCGCCCGGCGGCAACGCTCGGCGGGTTTTGCTTTTGGGATTTCCACTTTGAACACGCTCAACGTCGAGTACCGCAAGGTTGAGGCGCTGATTCCCTACGCCCGCAATCCGCGCACGCACGCCGAGGGTCAGATCGCCAAGATCGCGGCCAGCATCGTCGAGTACGGCTGGACGAACCCGATCCTGGTCGATGGCGACAACGGCATCATCGCCGGGCACGGACGTCTGGCCGCTGCCCGCAAGCTGGGTCTGGATCAGGTGCCGGTGATCGAACTGGCCCATCTGACTGTTGCGCAGAAGCGCGCGCTGGTGATCGCCGACAACCGGCTGGCGCTCGATGCGGGCTGGGACGAGGAGATGCTGGCGCTGGAGTTGGCTGACCTGTTCGAGGCGGGGTACGACCTTGCCCTGACGGGTTTCGAGGATGCCGAGATTGAAGCGCTGCTCACGGGTGAGGTGACCGACACCGATGCCGACGCGGAACCGGACACCGACGAGCCGGACGCAGCGGACGACGAGCCGGATGCGCCGGTCGTGGCTGTGTCGCGCCCCGGCGATGTCTGGGCCATTGGGCCCCACCGTCTGATCTGTGGCGACGCCACCGACCGGGGCGTGGTCGCGGCACTGATGGACGGCGGCACGGCAAGGCTGTGCTTCACCTCGCCGCCCTACGGCAACCAGCGCGACTACACCTCGGGCGGCATCACCGATTGGGATGGCCTGATGCGTGGTGTGTTCGCTCACCTGCCGATAACGGCCGATGGTCAGGTGCTGGTCAACCTTGGCCTCATCCACCGCGACAACGAAGTGATCCCGTATTGGGACGCGTGGCTCGGCTGGATGCGCAGCCAGGGCTGGCGGCGCTTCGCGTGGTACGTCTGGGATCAGGGGCCGGGCATGCCCGGTGACTGGGCAGGCCGCTTCGCGCCGAGCTTCGAGTTCGTATTCCACTTCAACCGCGAAAGCCGCAAGCCCCACAAGATCGTGCCGTGCAAGCACGCCGGGCAGGAATCGCACCTGCGCGCCGACGGGTCGTCCACGGCGATGCGCGGCAAGGACGGCGAAGTGGGTGGCTGGACGCACAAGGGTCTGCCGACGCAGGACACGCGCATCCCCGACAGCGTGATCCGCGTGATGCGCCACAAGGGCAAGATCGGTCAGGACATCGACCACCCCGCCGTGTTCCCGGTCGCGCTGCCGGAGTTCGTGATCGAGGCCTACACGGACGCTGGCGACATCGTGTTCGAACCCTTCGGCGGCAGCGGCACCACGATGCTGGCGGCCGAGCGCACGGGCCGCGTCTGCCGCAGCGTGGAAATCGCGCCGGAGTACGTGGACGTAGCCATCAAACGCTTCCAGCAGAACCATCCCGGTGTGCCGGTCAGCTTGATCGCCACCGGTCAGTCCTTCGAGCAGGTCGCCGCCGAGCGCGCTACCACCTCTGACATCGAGGTGATGGCATGAACTGGCTGGCCGACAAGATCGAGCAGTGGCCGACCGGCAAGCTGCTGCCCTACGCCCGCAACGCGCGCACCCACTCCGAGGAGCAGGTGGCGCAAATCGCGGCCAGCATCGCCGAGTTCGGATTCACCAATCCGATCCTGGCGGGCAGTGACGGCATCATCGTCGCTGGCCACGGACGGCTGGCCGCCGCCCAGAAGCTTGGGCTGGCCGTCGTGCCGGTGGTCGTGCTCGACCACTTGAGCCCGACCCAACGCCGGGCCTTGGTCATTGCGGACAACCGCATCGCCGAGAACGCGGGCTGGGACGACGCGATGTTGCGGATCGAACTGGAAGCCTTACAGCTGGACGGTTTCGACCTCGACATCACCGGCTTCGACGCCGACGCGCTGGCCGAACTGATCGCAGGCGACGAGCCGGACAACGAAGGACAGACCGATGAGGATGCGGTGCCCGAGGTCAGCGAGACACCCATCTCGCGTCCGGGCGACGTCTGGGTCATGGGCCAGCACCGACTGCTGTGCGGGGACTCGACCGTGGCCGAGAGCTACGACCGTCTGATGCAGGGCGGCGTGGCGGACATGGTCTTCACCGATCCGCCGTACAACGTAAACTACGCCAACAGCGCCAAGGACAAGATGCGCGGCAAGGATCGCGCGATCCTGAACGACAACCTGGGCGATGGCTTCTACGATTTCCTGCTGGCGGCCTTGAGCCCGACCGTGGCGAACTGCCGGGGTGGCATCTACGTGGCGATGTCCTCCAGCGAACTCGACGTGCTGCAGGCCGCCTTCCGCGCTGCCGGTGGCAAATGGTCGACCTTCATCATCTGGGCCAAGAACACCTTCACGCTGGGTCGCGCCGATTACCAGCGCCAGTACGAGCCAATCCTCTACGGCTGGCCTGAGGGGGCGACACGCCACTGGTGTGGCGACCGCGACCAGGGCGACGTCTGGAACATCAAGAAGCCGCAGAAGAACGACCTGCACCCGACGATGAAGCCGGTGGAGTTGGTCGAGCGCGCGATCCGCAATTCGAGCCGCCCTGGCAACGTGGTGCTTGACCCGTTTGGTGGCTCGGGCACGACCTTGATCGCCGCAGAGAAGTCAGGCCGCGTTGCGCGGCTGATCGAACTCGACCCCAAGTACGTCGACGTGATCGTGCGCCGGTGGGAGGAGTTCACGGGCAAGCAGGCCACCCGCGAGGCGGATGGCGCGGTGCTCGATCAGGCGGCCAGCGATTCCTCGACGATCTCGCAGTGAATCACAAAGCCCGTCAGGTAAGGCAGGCCGCGCGGGATGCCGTGCTGCTTGCTGGTCTGGCGGCCAATCGTCCAGCCCATCCAGCGTTGGGTGGCGGCGTTGATCGCGTCCGCCAGGGCCTTGCCCTCGTAAAGCTCGTTCTGGACGTCGTCGGCAAAGTGTCGTCCGTGGCGGCTGTCGAGGAAGACCCGTACCGATTCGAGGGGCTGGCCGGTGGCGTCCGAGATGGCGACCATCGCCAGGGGCCACACGGCGCTGGCGTGCTCGTTCATCGTGCCCCAAAAGCCCCAGGCGTCGTTCTGGGTGACGGGGATCTGGATGCTGGTCATGGTGGTTTCTCCTTCGGGTTGATCGTTGCGACACCAGTAGTAACGCGCTGTTCGATTAAGAAGCCAAGCGCCGCTTGGCCTCTTTCTCGATCTTTCTCAATCAGGCGATGCGGTAGACCCGCTCGCCGCCCTGCGGCTTGTCCGACACGATAGTCAGGCCGAGCTTTTTCTTGAAGGCTCCGGCGAAGGTGCCGCGCACCGTGTGCGCCTGCCAGCCGGTGGCGGTGCAGATCTGGCCGATGGTCGCACCCTCGGGGCGTTGCAGCATCCGGATCACTTCGGCTTGCTTGCTGTTGTCGCGGGTGCGAGGCGCTTTGGCGGGCGTTCTGAAGGATGCCTCGGCTTGGGCGACGGCGGCTTCGAGCTCTGCCTCCGCGTCTGCCGTGTCGTCCTGCGCCGCTTCGGCGTTGGCAATGATCGCGTCGAGTTTGGCCTCGAATTTCGAGGTGTGCTTCACATCGATGTGGGGGCGTTTCATGCCCAGGGCGTCGTAGCCCTCGGCGGCGACGCACCAGCCCTCGCCATCGGGCGTGATCAGGGCTCGGTTGAACAGGCCGTCGAGCACCTTCTTGCGCGCGCCCCCTTTGATGTTGTCGGGGAACCATTCGATCTT